GCGACAGGGTTTTGCCGCCGAACAGAAAATTGACCGCCAGCGCGATCAGCAGCACGACGGTCAGCCAGTTTCGCATCAGAAAGTTCCACAGCCCCTTCTGGACCGTGTCTTTGCATCGTTCCAGCCGCGCCAGCCGCTGCTCCTGATCGTGCAGCGTCATCTTGGCGCCGGGCTTGCCGTTGCCCCACCACTCGTCGGCCAGGTCGTTGACCCGGCATTCCGACTGGTGCACGCGGAGCATCTGGGCGGCGGTCTCGTTGGCGGTGGTTCGGATCACCAGCAGGGTGTACGGGTCGATCGGTCCGTGTCGCGGGTCATCGTCCTGGGGCGGCATCGTCGGGTGTCCTTTTAAAATTCCAAATTCCGCAGGCGCCGGGCGGCGCATTCCTGCTAACCGCCCGGCGTCCGTCAGGAGCGTTTACGTGTTGGTCAGCTTGTAGCACAGGCAGTCGGCGTCGTCGGAGACCTGGAGAATCTGGTCGTACTCCGCCCGCACCCGCAGCACGCGCCCGCGTTTGGCCGGGTCCTCGTAGCTTTCGACGATCATAAAGTCGTCGATCGTCGCCTCGACCTGCACGCTGTCCAGGTCGTCTTCCAGGTTGTCGTGGACAATCGTCCGCGCCATCGACGGCGCCGCCAGGTCGTCCCCGTCCCGCGCCAGCACCGCCAGGTACATCACGCCGCCCGTCCAGAACTGGCTGTTCGATTCGGCGTAGCCCTCTTCGGTGCTGTCATAAGCGGCGGAGCAGATGATGGTCTCTTTGATCCGCAGCATCGCCGCCACTTCGTCCGGGCTCAACAGGCTCGGCACCACGCCCGGATAGGTGTACTTGCACTTGTCGGCCACCTGGGTCGTCCGCATCATCTCCACAAAATCCACCCGCGGGATAATCAGCGAGATTTCCGCCGGCTCGCAGCCGCACCGGTCGCACACCGTATTGATGCCCGTCTGGAGGTCGTCCAGCGGGACCGCCGACGCGGTCGTCGTCCAGGCGGTGCTCACGTTGGTGTTGGTCAGCGACGCGGCGCCGTACAGACTCGCCACCCGGTACTCATGGTTCATCAGAATCTGATGCACCAGGGGTTTGACCGTCGCCACCTCCGCGTCAAAGAGACGGCGGTAGCGTTTGCGGACCCGCTGGTCCACGGTGCTTTCCAGGCCGCGGTCCTCGGTGTTGAAGGTCCCGATGCCGAACTCAAACACCAGCCCGCGGTAGCCGCCTTCGACCGTCCGGGTGTCGTCGGTCCGTTTCTTAAATCCGTCGCGCCGGAAAATCGGATACGCGCCGTCCATCTCCGGATGGCGGAAAATCGGCGCCGCCCGCCGTCCCGCAAATTTCCGCTTGGCGCTGGTGTCCAGAAACTCCTGCACCAAAGCGGCGACGTCGTCGCGAAATGTTACACTGGTTGATTCAGGTCTCATGTGTATATCCTCTCATTCAATTTTTTTTACTGTTGACTGTTGACTGTTGACTGTTGACTGTTCACTGTTCACTGTTCACTGATGACTGTCTTACCGTTCGGTCAGCACGCGGACATAGTCTACCTTGAGGGCTTCTTCCGTTCCGGTTCCGCCCTGCTTGCAGCCGAGCACCGCGTACAGCAAAGCGTCCAGACCGCTGATGGTCAGTTCCTGGGTCGTCTTGGCCACCCCGTTGACATACGGCGTCACATAGGCCGTCACCCCGTCGTTGTAGTCATAGAGGAATCCCAGCGTGTACCAGGTGCCCGACGTGAAGGTCCCGCAGTCCAGGGGCGTTCCCTGCACGGCGCCGTTGGAGACCAAAAAGTAAATCTTCAAGGTGCCGTCCACTTTGTAGAACATCGCCCCGTCGAAGGTCGTCACCATGCCGGCCCCGTCGTCCACCATCGTGTTGGCCGCATAGACGCTGCACAATCCGGCGCACCAGTTGGCGTCGTCGGTGTTGGCCTCGGTCAGCTTGACCTTGCACTCGAAGTAAACCTTCTTGTCGGTCTGGAACTTGGTGATCTTGTTGATGCTGGCCACATAGCACTCGTCGTTGTCGTCGCCGTCGGGGCCCACGTTCAAGACGCCGCACGGCAGCGTCGCATCCAGTGCGTCGCCCGTCCCGGCGCCGGCGTCTTCGGTCACGGCCCAGTTGCCAACGGTGGCGGTGGCGTCGTACTCGAACAGGTCGTCAAAGTACTCGCTGACGGTGTTCTGAAAGGCGAAGATGTCGTTGCCGCCGCGCGGCCCCCACAAAATCGCCGCGATCTTGCCGCCGGCGCCCGTGGCCGCCGTCAGCGCCTGGCCGATTTGTTTTCCGACCGCCGCGTCCGACGCCTTGCCGTCATTGGCCACGTAGATGGCCGCCCCGGCGCTGATCGCCTTGGCGCCTTCCACCCGTCCGATCCCGCCGCACAGCGGCGTGATGGTCACGTCCTCGCCGCTGGCGCACGCGAACCGCGTCACGCCGATCGGTTCATCCCCGGCGTCGGCGTACACCGCCGCCGACGCGCTGATTTTAACAAACCGGTCCGCCGCCAGGGCCTCGCCGCTGGTCAGCGTAAACGGGTTTGTCCCCAGTTCATAAGCCATTCCCATGGTTCTATCCTTTCACACTTTGAATTTTGATTTCTTATTTCTTAATTCTACATTCTTAATTCTTCATTCTACCTACTGCCCGACCGCCACCGTCCGCATCTGCAGGTGCGCAGCGTACTCGGCGGGATGCAGCAAAATGGTCTTGCTCATCGCCTTGCCGCGGGAAAGCCCCTCGGTCTGGTACTGCTGCACGAACCCGACAAACGCGTCGGTTCCGCCGTCGGCCGCATCGCTGCTGCCGGCCGGGATGGGTTCGGCGCCGGTCGCGCCGGCCTCGGGGGTCTTTTTCTTTTCAACCGCGGCCTTCTGAACTTTTTCGGCCAGCTCTTTGTTCCGGGCGGCCAAAATGTCGCAGTAGGCCGCCTTGGCCTGTTGCACGTCGGCGCCCTTTTCAAACTGCTCCATCGCAAACGGCAGGTCGTCCGCGAACGCCTCCCGCAGCGCCTTCATCCGCGCCATCGAAGCGGCGCCGGCGTCGGCGGCGGCTTTTTGAAGGGCGGCCGCCTGTTCCTGTTTTTCCTGTTCGCTATCCATTGTTTGTGTCCTTTCAATTGTGCTGATTAAATGTCCGTTTTGTATGTCATCGATCAGGCCCAGTTGCCGGGCCTGCGGCGCCAGCCACATCCGCCCGTCGGCCAGTTTTCGCACAGCCGCTGTTTTCATCCCCCGCCCCGCCGCCACCGCCCCCACAAAATGGCCGGCCATTCCTTCAATCACCCCCCGCACCGCCGCCACCTGTTCGTCGGTGATCGGGGCGCCTTCGACCCCCATCCCCTTATGTGCCCCCGTGCTGATGACGACCGCCCGGATTCCGAGCTGCTCGGCCATCTTGGACAGGTCGTAATACACCGCATACACGCCGATCGATCCAATCTCCGCATCCGCGCCTGCCGCGATCCATCCCGCCTGGCTGGCTAAGTAATACGCCCCGCTGCCCGCCAGCGTCTCCACCTGGGCGATGACCGGCTTGATCTTTTGCGCAGCGCTGATGGCCTCGGCCGCCTCCAGGGTTCCGGCCACCGTGCCGCCGGGCGAGTGCACCTGCAGGCGAATCTCCGCGATATCCGGGTCCGCCGCGGCCATCTGCACCTGCTGCCGGATGGTCTCCAGGCTGGAAACCTCAAGGTATCCCTTCTCGATATAGCCCTTGAGCCATGTCGGGATCCGCTGCAGCAGGATGCCTTTGATTTCAATCACTGCGACCGACCCCTCGCGGGCGACCGTCACCGGCGCGGCGGCGACGTCTTTCGAGGACGCTTCAATCTGGCTGAGCTGCTCCAGCGACAGTCCGCTGAATGTCTCATAAAACAGACGCAGCGCCTGCGGCTGGCACATCCAGTACTGATACACTTGGGGCGTCATGATTCGTCCTTTCCGTCGGTCGGTTCGTCGGGGGCGTTGGTTTTTTCGGGCGCCGTTTTGTCCGCCCCGGGCACCAGCCCGGCGAAGATCTCCCACGGCACCTTTTGTCCGGTCTCCTGCTCGATCTGCTGCGCCGTCTCGATGGCGCTTCGGACCTCCAGCCGGCGGCTTTCCACCAGCTCCTCCCGGTCCATCCCCAGCGACTTGCACACCTGGGCGTGCGTCATAAACGACCGGTCCACCATGTGTCCCTTGGCCTCGGCCTCTTTCAACTGGTCGATCCAGGGGAAGGTCGGCCGGATCCACCCGTAAGGAATCTCCCGCTGCCCGATCAGCCGCTGCTCGGTCCACTGCGCCAGCTTCCACTCGAACACCGGGCTGAGCAGAAATCCCTCGTGCAAATCCTGCCAGTCCAGAAACGTCTGGTACGCCTGCTCCAGCACCGCCCGGGATTGGCTGTAGTTGCTCCGCGTCCAGTCCAGGAGCACCAGCTCCAAAGGCAGCCCCAGCGGCAGCCCCAGAAGCCGCAGAAACATCCGCAGCGACTCGGGGAAATTCTGCCCCGGGATATTGCGGTCAATCCCCTGCACCGTCTCACCGGGGTTGCCGTGAAACATCAGGGCATAGTCCAGTTCCGTCAGCCGCGTCGTCAGGTCCGTGTCGTTTCCCGACGCGGACGGGTCGGCGCCGCTCTGGGCGTAGGCCAGTTCCGGCCCCCCCTCGCGGATGACCGAGACGGCCAGCTTGGAAAGAATCTGCCAGGCCACCGCCTCCGAATCGCACACGTCGTTGATCCGGTGCAGCATCGGAAACGCCGCCTGCGCCGCCGGCACCCCGCGTGAGCTGCTGGGCCGGTCAATGTTGGCGATGTATAAAAAGTCCCGCGCCTCGATCCGGCGGGCGGTTCGCTTGTCGATTTTGCCGAACGCGCCGTACCGGCACACCCAGAAGGCCGTCGGGGTGCCGTAGCCGTTCTGTTCGATGCCGCTGAGCAGCTTGTCTTTCCCCGCGATCTGCTCGGCCTCGACGGCCTGCAGCACCGCTTTGTTCGTCTTGATCACGCCGCAGTCCCCGCACAGAATCGCCTCGCGGCACAGCAGCTTTTCGAGCATCTTGCCGGTCTGGAGGTTGCGGATCTCCGGGCGGATCCAGAAATCCTTCCAGAGTTTTTCGAGTTTGGTGTTGACGGCCGGGCTGGGGGTCTTGACCTGCAATTTGAATCCGTCGCCGATGATGTACGACACCGCCCGGTCGATCATGCCTTTATAGATGGGGTTGTTGCGCCAGAAATCCCGCGACTGATTGATCAGGGCCAGCCGGTCGTTCTGCATATGCCGGTCGCCGCTGGCGGCCGAAAAACGCAGGCCGTCCCGGTCGGCCGCCCGCACGGTGCGGTAGCCCAGTTGCGTGTAGCGTCCCTGCTGCTGATGGTCCAGTTGAATGCGCCGCGTCATTTTCATATCGCAACGCCCCTTGCCCGCACAAACGCCGCCCGCGCCGCCGCCGCGGTCGTGCCCAGTTGTTTGACATACGCCTCCAGCCGCTTCTTTTCCTCCAGCAGCGATTCGTAATCGACGCTGCGGGCGCTGTTCCAGATCCGGTTCGGCCGATCGACCAGGATAAACCGGACGGCCTCCAGCGCCAGCGCCGCCTTGTCCGGGTCGCCTTCCCAGCTGAGGTTGTTTTTGTACTGGGCCAGGGCGTCATCCAGCGTGGAGCTTGAGGTCAGCGACATAGCCCATTTCCCCCAACAGGTTGTAAAAAAATACGGCTCATACACATACTGTCGTGTATAAGCCGCGTCGGGGACAACCCCTTATCCTCCATATCTGGAGGG